CTTTTCTAGTTCATGGGCAGCCTCACCACCCGACATTTTAGCCAATTTCTGGTCTTCTTTAGAAGCACGCTTTGCTGATAGTGCAGCCGCTGCTGCGTCATCATCACCACCTGCTATTCTTTTTTCAGCCAATGGTTTTAATTCAGAGACTAACATACCCAATTCATCAGCTTGATCTTCTGTTATATCTTCAGCTACTTCAATTTGTCGTAACAATGAATGCAATCTATTAACATCGTCCTGTTCACGTCTAGCATTTAGTACAGCCATTTTATCTAATACAAACTCAAGATTCTTGGCTAATTCACCATATCCTAGACCAGCAATCATTTCAGCATACATTGGATCGTCTACATCCACATAAGCTTCTTCGTCTAGTTTCTTTTCAAGTTCGCTTTGCTTAGATTTATCATATTCTGCTTTAGCTGCTATAAGCTTATCGAAATCCATACCAGCAAGTAAGTCATCAACGTCATCAACTAAGTCTTCAGTTGCTTCATTAATTACTAGATATGCTTTTTGAATTCCATTAACCAGTTCTGGGTTTACGGTTTTTATACTTTCTAAAAAAGTCATGAATTTATTATTCGGGGTCATGATCACTCCTAATATTTATTATAAGTTTATAAAAGCAGGCATTTTAAATATATTATAAACTATTGTAAAGTAATTATACTATCTGAGGACAATATGTCGAAATTTGATATGCCCAATAATGAAGATTTTGAAAAAATGCTCAAAAAGAATATTGAACATACAAAACCTTTAGAAATGAAAGAAAAAACAGTGGGAGATAAAAAATACTTATTTCCTTTTTGGAAGCCCGTTAAATCGGATGGAGCTGAGCACTTTAGTGACTATAAAGAATATCTAAATAATCGAGATAAAGCAGTCAGAGAAGGCAAGGACTTAACTGGCATTGTTAAACCAAAAACTGAACGTGAAAGCTATGAAGATTATTCTATTGTTACTAATATCCAGAATATGATTAAACAAGCAAATGGAATGGACGACCAAACCGGTATAGTTAAACCGCAAGCTGAAGATATGCCATCAAATAATACCAACCAGGTAACTGAATGGGATTCAACTACTAATAACACAACAGTAGAAAAATCCACTGGATCTGAGACCGGTGTAGGTGCGGTTAAACCACAATCTGAAGATATGCCCAAAACTAATAATGACCAAGTAACAGACTGGGATTCAACAGATGAAGAAAATAAAATAGTCGAAAAGGCAGCAAAATCTAAAACTGGTGTAGGTTCCGTTAAACCTCAATCCGAGGATATGCCTAAAGGAACTACTGACCAAGTAACACAATATGATGGTAGAGTATCCGAGCCTACAGTTAACTCTAATGCTGATAAGCCAAAGGAAGATAACGTAGGAGTCGTTAACCCATCTGCAGATTTTAAGATGGAACTACCTAAGGGAATAGACTTTTCTAGATATATGTAAATAACACGATGTATAATAAAATAAGCCCCGTATGGGGCTTTTTTATTCTGTACAGTCCGGTACTTCTAATATTTTAGCTCCGTGTGTATCACCTTCATTTGGTCTAAACCCTCCTATTTTTTGTGGATTAAATTTAGTGGATGATGATATTTCACTTGCACCCTTTATTGTAGTACCGGCTTGTAGATCTGGATCAATTCCGTCACATTTGTCTGTTTGGTTCATAATAATATACCTTTAGTTTACTTCAGAGTTTATAAACTATAGGCGAGGAAGCTTATGAATACCTTAAAAAATACAATAACTAATCATTTACATCCCATTCGCCCGAAGAAACGATCTCGGACTATTATAGAGTCTATTGTAAATGATGGGAGTAATATGGAAAAGATACATGACACAAAGCCCAAGGATTATGTATATCAATATAGCTGCGCCATGCTAAATTTAAGCGAAGATGTTGCGCCAATAATACGATATTGGGCTGAAAAAAATATAGATAAAGAAAATCTTTATATTGATAATGATTCTGGAATTGAAGGATTTGAATATATACCACATGTAACTATAAAATATGGATTGCATGATATAAAACCCGATAAATTAATTGAACTGGTAGATGGTTGCGGACCAATACAACTAACATTCGGTAAAGTTAGTAAGTTTGATACTAACCCAAACTTTGATGTAATTAAAATAGAAATAGAAAGTGAAAAATTAAATAAGTTGAATTCATTGATATCAGATAATATGGATAATACTGATAAGTTTGATGAATATAAACCACATGCAACTATTGCATATGTTGAAAAAGGTACATGTGATGACTTAATTGAAAATGAGTTCTTTGATAAACTAAAAGATGAAGTGAGTCAAATATATTTCACTTCACGAGATGGCGAAGAAAGTTATATAGGATTATAGTATGGATGGACCAGCATTAAATAGGAATATAGGTAGATTACACCAAGGTACGTCTCGGTGTGTTATTGGGGCATTGCCTGTATCATATACACAGGAAGATGCACCTTCATCAGAAACCATTAATGGTAATATAACAGCATTTGTCGCACCGGGATTACAATTAAAATATGTGACTGATGGTAACTACAAAGCATTAGTTCATATACCAATTACAGAAGATAATGAATATAATGATTCAGTATTCACTGTAACAATGATAAGTGATGACCGAGCAGAAAACTACTGGACTTTCCATCGATATATGGAAACAATCCAAAGCGGGAAAACTGACGGTGTCCCAGTGGCTGATGTACGACATCGAGTATATGGCAATGATGGGCAATATAGAAATAGAAGAACATGGATTCCATATATCGAAGTTCATATGGCCGATGATTCTTTTCAGCGACATCAAATAATACGATATGAGAGGTGCTACCCGCTAAAGGTAAGTGACCTTGACCTTAATTTTATGGGACCAAGTCCAGTAAAATTTACAATGAGTTTTTTATATAGTTTAAAACGAATTATTCGAATGGACCCACCCCAAAAAGATACAACACCAAATTGTATTGTTAATAAATAGGAATAAGTATAATGCCATCATTAAATATGCTAGAAAATTCAATGAAACAGAGAATAGATCTATTCTTAGCTAACGGGAGTATATTCAAGCCCAATAAATTTTTTGTCGGGTTTTATGGACCATATGTTGCAGAAACTATCGCAAAATTACGCCAAGAATCATTGGAATACGGAAGAACACAAGCCAAATTACAGAAGAGCACAAAAATATCAAATATTGCTCTGAATAGATGGTTAACTTTACATAAAGACCCACAGGAAAACGTAATTGACTTAAGATGGGCATGTAAAGATGCCCTCATTCCACACGTAAGGCCAAAAATACGAGATGCATTTAATATAGATGCAACTAAGTCCATCCAATATCCATTAGTGGAAAGTTACGGTGGCATGGGTGTTATAAAATTAACTATTAAAGAAGATCGAAATATGATGATGTATCAATTCTTTAATGCATTAACTAATAGATTTTTCACACCTGAATTTTTAAAGCCTCGCAGTTCATTTCAAAAACTAGGTATGTATATAGCGGTGCTACAGGAAGACTGGGTTAATCCATCATATGACACAAGCGCAAAAAAAGAAAACGGACAAGCCCGTGATCTTATTTTAGAAGATGTTGTTGTGCATGTATATGAGTTCAATTCTATAGTACCCGCTGGTATGAGTGATATGAAATTGACAAATCAATCGCCTGCTAAGGGAATGGAATTCACTATTGATTTTAAAGCACCTAATACATTCCAAGGATCATTTAAAACAACCTTTAAAGGATTACGTGATTATACCACAGATTCTGAATACCTACAAGCGTTAGATCCCGGTACCATAGATAAATATGGTAATTATAATGAAGCCGCATTTGAAACCGATAAGTCTGATATAACCGCACGTATATACGCAGAAGAAAACAGTGTATATAAAGGCGAAAATGTTAGCAAACTAGCAACATCTGAGGGCTATGTATTTACAAAAGGTGGTGTTAAATACGATTCATTAGGAAACATAATTAAGAATTAAAGAAAGTTAATCTAAGTGGATTTACAACTACCTTTTTTCTAAGTATTTCAATTTGATCATCGAAATATTTTTTATGGTTAATTGAATGACTATGTGATGGACGAGGGTGATGGGTATGAGTAACACCCGCACCTTTTATCCCAATTGTATTTATAAATATTCGACAATACCATGCTTCAATGCCAAGAAAACTATCTTCTCCACCCCACTCACCATCGAATAAAGATGCAAATACTTCTTCTTTATTATAATAGATATTATTGAATTTCATAAGTCTATTAACGGCTGATCGATTTAACGCAATATTACAACTCCAGACCACTAGTGACTTTTTTAATAATTCAGGATTATTTATAAGAGTGCCTTTTGTATTAAACAAATCTAATTGAGGTAATTCGACTTCTCTTTTATCTGACCATCTATATTGTTGCTCTAGCCTTTTACCCACACTTAATATGGGTAATGTATTATTACAATTCATTCGATGTGATTCTATTAATTTTGGTTGTGGTATGCAATCACCATCGATAAAAACAAATAGATCGCAATTATCATTAATTGCTTCTCTTACTCCTACATTTCTAGCAATACCAGCAAAAAAATATGGGCTGTCAGTTCTAACTGTCGTTTTAGGAGCATCAAATTGTAATACTTTAACATTTAAATTGGGGAATTTATCAACATTTCTATATATATAGTCGATGGCATCAAATGATTCTAATGGATTTCCATTATGATCCAATGGTCCTTTATCATCTTCGGGTCTATCTATCACGAAGTATATACAATCTGGTTTAATACTCTGTTTACTAATTCCATCTAATATATTAAACACATACTTTGATTGCTTATATGATGGTATTATTAATCCTATTTTCATAACGTATATTTACTTTTATTTTTTAATTTCCTCTCTCGCCACTCATTATAAGCTTTTTCATCATCTTCACTCCATGCAGAGATTAAATCTGATTGATTAATTGGCTCAGGGGAATCAGAGTCATTAACATTATTATTCTTTTTAGATGAACCAAAAAACATGATATGCTCCTTTTTATACTTATCGCTTTATATAAGATAGTATTTTTTATATAAATTGTCAATCAACAATAGTTTATATGTCTATTTGACTTTACCTATTTTATAAAAGTTATAGTATTATTACTCAAGTATAAGATCTTATCCGAGTATAGTGATATCAATTTTTGGTATTCGCTATAAATTTTTTTATTGGTTATTGTAGGGGCAATAACAGATAATTCGTTATTTGATAGATCGTCAATATAGCGACTTCGTATTTTAGTAATATCATTTTGATGCTTTGTGATACACCAATAATCTTTAGTGGGTGTTAGAACAATACCTTCACTAATATCAAAAAATTCTTCTAGATTTGTTTCATTTGTTTTTTCAGTTTCAAATACAACTCTATCAAAATTACCATAAGTATAATTACATATATAATCAATTCTATTATCACATACTATAACATCGGCATTTTTAAACCGGGTGCGCAAAAAATTATTGACATCTTTTAGTTTATAGTCTTCGAGTGTTATATTAGGATGATTTAATATCTCTTTACACAATTGATTATATCCATTAACCGGAGCATACATAGTACCTGTATTACTGACATCCAGATAACTTAAGTCGATTTCTTTTGCTAATCCATCACGAGTAAATTTTGATTGACGAAAGTCACCCCATTTGCTCACCCCCATATATTTTAGCATACTATCATATAGCCATTTTGGGAAGAAGTTTTTGTATATGTTAATGAAATTAGATGATTGTTCTAGTTTTTCTCTAAACTTATTTATTTCTAATATACAGTACTCTACTTGCTCCCATTCTTCAGCCGAATCAAAACTAGACTTATTTAGAGGGTAGCTAATTAGCCCATTTCTATTATTAACGAATTTTAATTCATTATATGGTATAAATGCGTATGTACTGTTAGATAATTTTTTAAAAGGTGTGATAACATCCAAAGCATTTATTCGTATCATATCTTCATGTGTTATATAATCACCAATGTCATCTAAAGGGTGACCTAGTATACCAGTATTTAAAAATATTACCTTTAGATTTTTCTTTTCCGCTAATTCACGTGCGATTAAAGTCGCATCCAAGGTATATCCAATTATATATACTGTATCTTTATCTATCATAGTAAGCTAGTCCCTTTTCTTATTAATGGTAAAATATATTTTTCTAGCCACTCTGGTGTAGGAAAACCAGTAAATATATCAATAATTTTCCCATCGGAATCAGTAAATATATGCATAGGGGTTTTAGTAAATCCCATTTCTTTATATATCATATTTTTTTCTGGTTCATCCTCAACGACCCATTTAACATTTCTAATAGGATCATCAAACAAACCATAATCAGAAAACCATTTATTCATTGAAGTAAATCGTTTTTGGCAAGTTTCACAAAAATCAATATCAGAATAAAAAGTAAATACCCACATATGTGTATATTTATATTTATCCATTACCATTTCACCATAAGTATCTTCACCGAATTGGATGAGTCGTTCACTTAACGGGACATAAATACGATCTAAAGGATCTTTATTTTCACAACAGCTCATTAGTACTCCTAACCGAATAAGTTAGTGGTATTCTTTTCTGTTAATATACGCCATTTTACGTTATTTTTCAAGCACCATTTTTCAGCTGCTTCCCATTTTGCTGTATTTACCATAAAGTCCCTAACATCACTTTGGTACTTTAACATTCGTTTTCTATATTTTTCAGCTGACTGTGCCGTTTGAGCCGATTTATTTTTAGGTGGGGTTGGTTTAGTGGGCATTTCTACATATTTTTGAGGTTTTATCTCTACTAAGAATTGTTTTACTACCCCACTATCCATTTTTACATGACAAAATATATCTGGATAATAAACCGTCATATTCATATATAATGGGTGATGGTAATAAATTTCAATGCACTCATAACCCCATTTTAAAACATATGGATTTACATCTAACGCATGAAATACTTGTAATTCCCATTTTGATTTATATATTGTGGGTTTATTACCTAAATATTTTTCGGGATGTAATACTTTATAATGTCCCTTTGTTGTATCTTTTTTATAATTAATACCCATTATGAAAATATCTCCTGATATACTCTATTATAATATAAATCTTTTGGTTCATTTTCATTTTGCTTAGGCATTGAATAACCACCTATCATATCAATTTCATCTTGCTCATAGTCATTATTTAATTGATATGTTGGGTAGAATATAGCATCAATAACATTAGGATTACCAAAAGATCTACGCTCACTTGCCCCGGTATCCTTTGCGGTTGATATTGATGTAGAATCAGGTATAACTTTACTTATACGCTGATTCTGTTCAATCGTATCATATATTAATTTAACATGAGACTCACTCTTAATAAAATTAGCTTGCCACTCTAACAACTGTAAAAATAATTCATAATAAGGATCTCGGTCAAGTGAGTTTTTAATATTGCGTATAATATCTTTGACCTTCTCTTCTACTCCTGATTCAAATTCATCAACACCTTGTTCTAATGGTACGTCTTCCGCTTCAGGTCCGTTTGCAAATTTTAGAGCTTCCGCTACCTGGCCTATTGTTCGATCGGTTGTACTAGTCTCATATGATATTTTACCTACTTGTTTAAATACATCTATAAGATTATTAAATGGATCTTTTCCCTTATTTTTATTTTTTATGAATAATTCACGTATCATGGTAGGTCTATCTTGAGATCGTTGTACTTTTTGGGCAATACATGATTGATATAAATCAATGTAAACAATATCACGCCAAAATTTACTATCTATGCGTAAATCTTCATTCGCTTCTTTAAGTTTTAATCTATAGTCATCAACAAGCCCATCGCATACGGTTTCGAAACAATTAACCCATAACTTTAACGTATTAAGTATATCTAATATACTCATTCCTTTATATGGTAGTCCTGTAAACTCATCTTTTTCATCTGTATATATCAATAGACACTTTGCGTCACCTAACCCCTCAACAAGAAAGGTTACATTATTTTTGTGAGTTAATAAATCACAGTAGACTTTAAATAATTCTCGTATTGGTGTAAATAATAATTCAATAGTTGATTTTATTAATTCATCTATTACATTAAATCCTTTATCTATATTACCGATTATACTATTATCAACAAAATCATTTATAGTATTTACAATCTGAGTGGGATCTATATTATACTTATCTTGAATACAAGAAACAACTTCTTCACCCGTAGTAAGTTTATTGCCATTATCATCTTCTCTACAATCAAATAACCCCTGTAGAATTTCTATGACACATGGACAATTATCAGCAAGTTCTACTAATATATCAAGATCCAATACTTTATTAACTACTTTATTTACAGCAAGTTTTGTATCAATTATAACACCTACTATACAATCTCTGACAGCAGAATTAAATTCAGTTAATACCTTTTCTAGCTTAGCCCTTAACTTATCTAATTTTTTAAATAATAGCGGAGCTGCCTTAAGTGCAATCTCTAAATAAAATATCAATGCATCCGCAAGCGACCCAACGGTAACACAGAATGAAGTAGCGATACCCTCACCATTTAATTCTAATTTATCAACTAATCCACCAAATGCTTTCATTCCACTTTGAAGATTTAAATCATTTGCAACAAAGTCATAAACTTGTCCAGCAACATTAGTTGTTTTTGGTAATGAACTACTAAAAAAATCACCTATCTCTTTACTACAATCAGTATTACGCAATCTTTTAGTTGCACTACTAATTGAATCCAGAAAACTCTCTTCTAGTTTTTTATCACCATTATCTTTTTTATTAGAAACGGTGGAACTAGTAGCACTCTTAGTTGGACTTGCCTTAATATCTGGATTTACTATGTCATTAATACACTTAGCCATTTTAGTACTCCTACACGGGAACCGTAGTTAATGTAGATGGAGTAGATATACCAACTTTATTAAAATCGAAATTATCGAAATTACCGTCAGTATATATTTCAATAGAGTTATCATCAAATGTGTATTTAATATGATCAATTAATTGTGAAATTGTGGTATACTGATATTCGGTAAAACTAGTGCCATCTGATATTATTAATATTGAAACAGCATTATTATTTGCTCGATTTGATACATTTAATAATGAAGTGAGTTTATTTGATCCTAATGTAGCATCATTTTTAAGCTCAACGAATTGTAAGAATCCTTTCGCCTTTTCAGACTCACTTGCGGTTCTTTCTGAATCTATGGGTGGTGGACCCGCTTCTCTACCAACCAAATAGTGAGCAGATAAATTATTTGTTTCATCTTTTATTCTAGTTGCAATTTCAATGAAATCATTAGCACCTGATATTGATAAAATGATATTATCTATATCTTCTTTAACATCAGGCTCAGTTCTTTCTATAATAGTTTTAGCTTGGATATACTCTACTGAATTAACTGCATTTCCATCTATATCAAATATATCTTTAGTCACTCCTTCATTTTCCCCCGAATCATCCGATACATTAGTGCCACCAGTAAAATCTAAATTACCTAATGCTTCAGTTTCATTGACAGTGGATTTCGAAACATGCGTTACTTTCATATATTCTGATCCCTGTAAATTAATACCATGTCCGATAGGAGTACAGCAGAATACATCAATAGTTGCTTCTGTTAATACTGGATGTATCTTAGTTCCGTTATTATCATTTGCCCCTAACCCGGCATTCTTATATCCTCGATCGCTATCATGTGTTATTGTACCAAAGTTATCCCATGTCACGGAGCTTTCACTTGGATGAGTTATTATAGTATCTCGTGTTCTTCTATTATGGACCATAATGAAAAAATCACCACCTAAGTTACTTACAGATACATTTGGATAATCATCAATATATTCCTGAGGTAAATATGTAATCTCAGGTGACCATTGAAAATACTTACCTTGGTTTATATCACCCTCATCAAATGCTACTCGAAGTTTTGTTCCCTTTGTGGGAACTGCTTGTTGAGAGTTAACACTAGGTATGACCCAAGGTTGATCTTTGTCATCTAATTGGTCTGTAACTCCCAATATTCTAACCCTAACTGCACCTCCGTGATTAGGATCGATTTCGTCACTTATCACCTCAGCATCGTAATACTTATCTAATAATTTGCTCATTTTTTACCGCTATCTTTATTTAACTGTTTGATGATATTTTCAACATTATCAAAATTTTGGTCGCCTATATTATCTGATATATATTTTAATGTGGTTGTCATTACTGCTTCGCCACTAGACTTTACCCCGGTTGCTGTTACTATAGTAGATGTATATCTGACATATTTTTCAGCTAATATATATGTATCAGTATAAGTACGATTTATATTAAACCCTGTTACTTTATAATCAGATCCATATACAATTATACTAGCCTTAGTGCCTAGTGACGGGCCTATTCTGTTATATATAGTAACATACATAACCTTTCCGTATGTAGCCAATTCTCTATCTCTTAATACGTCAGCACCAGCATAAAATTTATGTGCATTATTAGGGCTATGTCGCTTTACTTTTAATTCACCGTATGATGTTTCCATGTCAGTTATACCAGTATTTGCTAATATCTTATCCTGCTTAGTATCACCCATCGATTTTAGCATATCATGGAAACATAATGTTTTATATCCAGATTGTTTATTATCAGTATCAACTACACCAGAAAAGCTAACATTTGGATATAGCACAGGAGTATTTTGTCCTAATATATTCTGTTTTTTATGTTGATCATAGTACCATATAGTATAATCAGGATTTGTTAAAACCGTTATAGACTCATCGGTATTAGTTTGTGCATTAGTCGAAAACATAAATAATTGATTATCTTCTAAAGACTTTTCATAATTGAACGATGATAATTTTATTATATTATTTACATCATCATATACCCAATACATATAATCATTCGGCAACCATGACTTTTCAACAGCAACATTTAATTGTTCCCACATATCATCTTGTATATAACGCCATGTCATAGTATCAGTGGGTTTTATGTCATTTTCAGTTAAACTATCAGTAATTTCATAATTATAGTTTTTGCATATATCAGATATAGCTTCAACACTAGTACCAGTGAACGCACGTGTAGTTTTTTTACGTGCATCTTGACTACCTGCAACCCAATCTACTTTATATGTTATATTAGCATCAGATGACTCGTCCTCATCAATATTAGTGATAAAAAAATCCAAATAAGCTGCCTTTCGATCTTTATTATCTCCTGTATCACTAAAATATAACCTACCGTATATTGCTGTATTTGTATTATATAAATAAGCAGCATTTCGGTCAACAATTTTAAAATATCCCTCTGGTATATTATTTACGCCATTCTTATATACAAAATCAACTATCTCAGTGCTACCTAAGATAACATTATCTATTATTATAAAAATCTGTATATTACCAGCAGCTCTACTCTGATTACCTGACATTAGATATTATTCCTCGTTGCTAATATATTCATATTTACGAAGCCAATTAACAGCTGTTTCATATGTAGGGACTAGTAATAATCGCCCTGCATAAACTTCGCTTATATACCCTAAAGTTATGTTATTATATCCATCCCAGTCATAATCATTATATCGTTTTTCATCTAAAACCACATCAACTGCACGATTGAGATTAGCGTCAGACACACCGGAATTAGATAATTCGGTTTCTAATGCATCTCGTGTCTGTCTAATACCATATCTACATCCCATTGGAATTCTAATATTATTGGCAGCTGCTAGTACTTTATACATTTTTACATTATTGTATACATCTAACGCAATTAAGTCTAATCGACCTGTTAAATGAGATGGTACCGTGTAATATCTATCAATATCAAATTTATTTTCTTTTATTCTAGGAAATCCGCTCATCATTACCTCACAAATTGCCCAGTCTTAGTATTATATGCCATACCACCGCTAGTAGTCCATCCATCATTATCTCTTCGACTTTGGGATGCGTTTGACTGCACTGGTTTAGGAGTGGGAGGATCTTCTAATAATCGTGTAGTAGGACCGAATAGTTCCTCGCCAAACAAACTAGCGAATTCCAAATCAGGTGCAGGTGTTAACCAGAAATTAAAGGCAATGGTAGTTTCTACAAAAATAGGACGGTGCTTACCATCAGCTGTAATAAATGTTTCTTTAGAAAAGGTAGTATCTACTTTCTGTATAACTAATGGCTCAATATCCATACTCTGGCCATATGAAACCCTTACTGGCAACGGATTAAATGTAAAATTCTTACCAAACGCTTTACTCACACTAAAAAATGTAGGCATTGTTGCCTGCACACCTGCTTTAATTGTATCTATCAAAAGCCCTGACGGTTCATTACTTTGCTTTTGTACTGTCTCAGCATCTTGTTCTTCATCCGCATCTTCAGATGAAATAGTAGCAGTTGCCACTTTTTTAGCAGTATCGTTATTAAAAGCTGCATCGAATCCGGTATCCACTATATTATTAACAGTATTGGCAAGCTCTTCGGGTTTAATATCACCATCTTCGATTTGTCTAGGATATGCCATTCGATATAATATCTTTAATGACTTAATACATAGATAGTATTGTTCAGGTAAATACCACCCACATTTAACACTAAATGATTCTAATTTGACTCCTCTAAAGGCTTTCATGGTACCACCACCAGTAACACTGCCGTTAATGCCCGTTAGCCGACCTGCTATATTACCAATAGATTCAACCGCTTGTAATGTACCACCCAGAATTTTACCCGCTCCTGATATAAGAGGGATATTCGATGAAGCCGCAAGGTTACCTGCGCCCTTAACCAATCCTTTAACACCACCCAATAAAGTGTCACTTTCTTTAGGCGTTGCCCATTCAGTATTCATATTAAAGGTTGGTGTGTCTTTTTGTGTATCAATAAACCCATAAAACACACGACTCTCAGTCTGAGTAATATTTTGATATATACTACTTCTAAGTTCATCACCTTCTCGCTGAACTGAACTTAAATATCTTTGTCTATTATAGCCATCTAATACTTCAATGCGAACTATATTTGATTTAGGCAGTGATGTTTTAAGTGGAGTAGCACTTTTACCACCATTTACTATTGGACCCCGCTTGTCAAGATTGCGTTGCTGCCTATCAGGGTCGCTATATGTACGAGTTTTTGCCATTATACTGCTCCATTTAATGCACTGGCTGATGATGCCCCAACTGCTCTAGCATAATTCGCTTGCATTCCCACATATTCATCGCTCTTTTGCATTGATAACATTTCGGATGCAAATAGTCTAGCCTGTAATTGCATTTTTCTAAACATTGATACTTCATCGGAATCATTTGCAATAGAAGCTGACTCCATAATTGCTTCTTGTCTCTGTCTACTTTTTACTCTATCGACAACATCACCGGACGCATCATCTTCTTTATCAGCTAATCCAAGCATCCTTAGAGGTGACATAAGGAGAGACTTTAAGCCACCATCTACACTAGAAAATATACTACGATCCTTACCTGTAGGACCCTTTAAACTACCACCCATGGTAACAATAGCGGACTTTAGCGATCCCCCTACACGTTTACCTAAATCAACAACACTCGATCCTATAGATTTAACTCCATCAAACGCTTTCTTTGCACCGCTCACAACAAATTCATTTATTTTTTTATGACCAGTAATGAACGCAGTGCCCAATCCTTTAGCTGATTTTAATGCAAATTCACCCACTTTCTTAGTCACACCACCTATAGCAGAACCCATTTCTTTAAAACTTGGTCCCATTTCACTAACTACGTCCTTTACCGCAAGTACTCCATCTATAGCAAGTGATACACCAGTTCCTAAAACGGGAACAATACTAGCAATACCGGAAGCGGCTTCAAGTGCACCACCAATATAATCACCATCGCTAAATCTATCAGCAGCTAGAGCTAATCCAACCCCGGCTCCCACGAATGGTATTTTTTTGGCTAATGCTTTAGTAGCTGTTTTCCCAGCCGTTTTAAGTCCTGCTTTAAGTCCAGTTTTGGCTACTGTTTTGGGACCCGCTTCAGTACCTTCTTTTAATATAACTCGACCCGCTGCATTCATACCATATCTAGCACCTTTAACAGCTACATCATCAGCCAATCCAGCTACACCTTCACCTTCTTGAATCCCAGCCTTTCCCTGAACGCCAAATGCATTACCAACAGAGCTTTGTATTTTGTTTGTTAACCATAAACCACCTCCGACAGCAGCTGCAATAGGTAACACTCGTGTAAATAAAGTTCGTATCATTGGACCACGAATGAAGTTACTTAGAAATCCACCAAATCCAAATCCACCACCACCATCGCCCGATGAGCTATCACTTGACATCTTACGATCAGCATTAGCCATTTTAGTAGTAAGGCTTCTAATTTTTGTGAGTTCATTATATGAAGCCACTATATGATCACCTAAAGTAATGGGTCTAGTTACTTTAGGCATTACAGTTGACAAAACATCTTTAGATGATTTATTGGATAATCCCATTTCAGTTGAACCACCAACTTCACCAGCCGCATTTGATTTACCACTACGCATTTTTAAATCGTCTGTAGCCGATTCATAAAAATTCTTACTGGTCTGATTTGCTAATAATTCTTTATCATCTGCCGACATTGACCTAAATGATTTATTTTGTAATCCTTTTTGGTATATTGACTCTTTAGAAAATAAATCACCTAAAGAACCAGCGGTTTCTCTAACCTTACTTTTGGATTCTAATATGGTTCTAAGCTGTTCTTTAATCTCGGATTTACTAGCTCCGCTTGCTTTTAGATCTTCTAGTTTACTTTTCTGAGCGGAGTACATTGCTTTATCAGCATCGAGCTGTTGTTGCTGCTTTTTCATATTTCGCTGACGAAAATAACTAGCAGTTCCTCCAGTAGACAGTTCTTTTGTTTTTCTGCCTATATTACCTAACCCACGGCCCATTTCACTTATACCACTGATTATAGAACCAGTACCAGCGAATACACCACCAACATCACCACCAGCCGCATAAGAACTTCTAGCTAACTTAGCACCAAAACTATCAACCGCATTAAACACATTTCTACTGATAGCACCAGCGATGCTTTCATTGTCGGCTTTTTGGCCCTGATATCGCTTTTCTGATTCTTTTGCGTTTTCTTCAGTTAATCGATTTAATGTCGCTAAATAAGCTGCGGTGGTTTGTTGTATTTCTACGCTTTTTTTAGTAACATCAGTAGTTTCTTTGAGAAGTTTATTATTTTCGATATCTCGTTGCTCTTTTTCCTCTTCTCGATCACTTTCATCACTCTCTGCTTTATTTTTATTTAGCTCATTTATAGCTTCAAGTTGTTGTTCACGAGCTTTTTGGATATCATCTAAGCTTTCAATACCTTTATTAAATGAATCAATTGTTTTTATGTTAGTACGGGAATAAGCCTTAAGATCATCTCTTAAGCCACTAACACTCTCTTTAAACTGGGCTATCCCAGCTTGCATCTCTTTTAGAAGGTCTGTTTGTTCCATAATAATAATAAATGTATTTTAGTTATATATAGTTTATAAAATAAAAATCGGGATCTTTATACAAAAATCCCGATTTGTGTTATATCATACTAGAAAAGTTCTCTAATATAAATTCTATGTTCTTAATTTTATCTTTCTGTGTCTTTGCTACAAATTGATCCAACTTTATAAAATCTAGTATAAACATGGCATCACAATCATGCATACTATTTGACGTATGTGTTGAAATATACATCTTAGCAGTACGCAAATCTTCATCGTTAAGTGATGGGAAGATATAATTCAGGGCGAAACGGATACCCCTTAACGGGGGTCA